CAACTAGCTAAGATAAATAGAATAGGAGCCAGCCATTCGCTGGCTCCTCACTCTAATTTGGAAAGTGACAATGGCGGAAGAACAAGGAAATAGCGAAGGCATTAAGTTGTTTGGTTTTGAAATCAAACGTGCCAAAAAGAAGGATCAACAAAAGCTCCCTTCTGTAGTACCGCCTCGTGATGACGAAGGTGGTAGCTATGCTACTGCATCTGGTACACATTATGGGCAATACTTAAATCTTGACGGTGATGATTCGAAAGATAATTATCAACTCATCATGAAGTATCGTGGCAACGCGATGCATCCTGAAGTTGATGCAGCTATCGAAGACATCGTTAATGAATCAATTACAGGATCACAATTAGAACAAACTCTCGAGATTAATTTAGATGATGTGAAAGCGCCTGATCGTATTAAGAAAGCGATCACCGAAGAGTTTGACAATATTTATGGCATGCTTAACTTTAAAGAAGTTGGCCATGATATCTTTAGAAGATGGTATATCGATGGTAGACTGTATCATCACCTCGTAGTAGACGAGAATAACGCAAAGATGGGTATCCAAGAAATTCGACCTATTGATGCAGCTAAGATGCGTAAGGTCAAAAAGGTAAAGACGAAAAAAGATCCAATTACTGGAGCTAAGATCGTTGAAAATGTTGAAGAGTTCTTCATCTTCCAAGAAAAACCAGGATCATCGACTTCTGGCATCAAGATGACAAACGATTCGGTCAGTTATGTTACTTCTGGTCTATTAACCGAAGATCGTAAAAAAATCGTGTCTTATCTTCACAAAGCATTAAAACCTATCAATCAGTTACGCATGATGGAAGACTCATTAGTCATCTATCGTTTGGCTCGTGCTCCAGAAAGACGTATCTTCTATATCGATGTTGGTAATATGCCACGTGGTAAGTCAGAAGAATATATGAAGAGCATCATGACCAAGTATCGTAATAAGCTTGTATATGATGCATCGACTGGTGAGATCAGAGATGATCGTAAGCACATGTCAATGCTAGAAGATTTTTGGTTACCACGTCGTGAAGGTGGTAAAGGTACTGAAATCTCTACACTACCAGGCGGAGAAAACCTTGGTCAGATAGATGATATCATCTACTTCCAGAAAAAAGTATATCGTTCACTTAATGTGCCAATCAATAGATTAGAACAAGAACAACAGTTTAGTCTTGGTCGTTCTACTGAAGTGAATCGAGATGAGCTGAAATTCCAAAAGTTTATCGATAGACTGCGCATGAGGTTTGCACACCTTTTTTATGGCATCCTAAAAAAACAGCTAATCATGAAAGGTATAATCACCGAAGAAGATTGGCAAGAATGGAAGAACGATGTCACCGTAGATTTTGTGCGTGATAACCACTTTACTGAACTACGTGATGCAGAAATCCTGCGGGAAAGAATTCAAACGCTTGATCTTATGCAGAACTATGTTGGCGAATACTATTCAAAAGAGTGGATTCAAAAGAACGTATTGATGTTAACAGATGAAGACATAGATATGATGAAGAAAGAAATTGATGGAGAACAAGCTGAAGCTCCTGAGGAACCAGAAGAAGAAGCTCCAGCAGAAAAAGCTCCAGTCTATAAATTACAGCCAGTGAATCAAAAAGGAGATGATGGTGAGTGAAGCAGTGAAAGACATGATTCAAAACGCTTTGGATCAGGATTATAATAATGCGAATAGAGCATTTGGTGATGTCATGACTATTAAGTTGAATGACTTGTTAGATCAAGAAAAAGTTAAATTAGCCGACACCATTTATAATGGAGCCGAAAATGAAGAAGATGATCCTGATGAGGAACAGCTCGAACTTGACCTTGAAACAGAGGATGAGCTTGAATCGGAAGATGAGGATGATGAGGAAGACGACGAAGTCGAAGATAATGAAGAAGACATGAGTGATGATGAATACGATGCACTTCTTGATGAAGTCGAAGACGACGAAGAAGAAAATAAATAATTCATTTAAGTCAAAAGTAATAAAAGTATAAATAAAGCCAGTACAATGAAACAGTTTACTCAACTACGCGAACTCGCTGGAAGAATGCCCAAAGGCAAACATGTCTTTGATAAGAAGATTAAGGGTATTCAGATCATGATCCATAAGGATCTCGGTAAGTTTGTGGCTTATATTGATGGTGATAGGTTAGATGCCTATAATAGTCAAAGAGAAGCAGAGAAAGCTGCTACTGAATTTATAAAGGTATTAAAAAAATGAAACTGATTGCAGAATATACCGAAGCTAATCTTGAAGTCCTCACCGAGGCAACTAAAGATGGAGGAAAGAAATACGCCATCGAAGGTATCTTTATGCAAGCAGAACAAAAGAATAGAAATGGTCGGATATATCCAAAAGCTATTATGGAAGGTGCGCTGAACAAATATAATTCAGAGCAAGTTTCAAAAGGTAGAGCTGTTGGTGAGTTGAATCACCCTGAAGGCCCGACTGTTAATCTAGATAAAGTTTCTCACAAGATCGAATCCCTCAAATGGGAAGGAAACGATGTTGTGGGCAAGGCGACTATTTTGGAAACTCCAATGGGCAAGATTGTACAAGGATTGCTTGATGGTGGTGTTAACTTAGGCGTCTCGACTCGTGGTATGGGAAGTTTGGAAAGACGTGGTGACGCAATGTATGTGAAAGAAGATTTTCTTCTTAACGCAGTTGATATTGTTCAAGATCCATCAGCACCTAGCGCATTTGTTAATGGAGTTATGGAAGGTGTAGAATGGGTATGGAACAACGGCATTATCGAACCCCAAGCTATTGAAATAATGGAGACTGAAATTAAGAAGGCTCCACGCGCTGATCTCTATGAGACTCAGGTTCGTGAGTTTAAGAATTTCCTCTCGTTGCTCAAAACTAAATAATAAAAGGAGTCAATTATGACTGAAGATCAAATGACTGATCAAGAGATTGACATCCATGACGATGACAACGAAGTCGTGGAAGGAACTCACGATCCTAAAAATGCAGAAGCTCAGTCAGTAGCAGCTACCGATAAGGCAGCTGGCGCAACCAGTAAAGCACCTCGTGGTGCAGCAGCTGGTGCAACTGCTAAAGATGCAACAAAACAAGATCCAATGCCTAAGACAAAAGCTGGTATGATGTCAGCAGCTGTCGGTGCAATGCAAGGCATGTCAAAGGAAAAACTTTCTGGTGTACTAGGCACATTGATGGCTGGCACAGAAGCAGAAGCTTTTGACGGTAAAGCAATTGCAGAAAAGTCAGACGTTGAATATAACGTCGATTTTAACACAGATCTTGAAGCACTTGTATCAGAAGAAGCTACTCTGTCAGATGCATTTAAAGAAAAAGCAGAAACAATCTTCGAAGCAGCTATCAAGTCTAAGCTTGCCGAAGAGATTGATCGTCTCGAAGAAAGATATGAGCAGGAGTTGGCTGAAGAGATTGAGTCAACAAAAACTGATCTTGTCGAAAAAGTAGACAGCTATCTTAACTACGTAGTTGAGAATTGGATGGATGAGAATAAACTCGCCGTTCAAAGTGGCTTACGTACTGAAATTGCTGAGAAGTTCATGAACAGCTTGAAAGATCTGTTCACAGAGTCTTACATCGAAGTACCTGAGTCAAAAGTCGACCTAGTTGACGAACTTGCAGAAAGTGTTGATGAGCTCGAAGAGCAACTTAATACAGCAACTGCCAAGCAAATTGCAATGCAGGAAGAGCTAGAAGTATTGAAGCGTGATGCAATCATCCGTGAAGCTGCTAGTGGTCTTGCTGAAACGCAAGTTGAAAAACTCAAGAAACTCGCTGAAGATGTAGACTTTGAATCAGAAGAGTCTTTCGCTAAGAAAGTCGCGACTATCAAAGAATCATACTTCACGAAAAAAGTATCTGAGTCCGCTGATCTTGACGATGTAGATGAGAGCGAAAGCCCTCTAGTAACATCTGATACAATGGCTCAGTACCTCCAAGCAATCAAGAAAACGCAAAAATAATTGGGAGTCCAATCTAATGCAAAACGTTAATTCATACGATACTTTGATCGAAAAGTGGGCACCGGTACTGAATGAAGAATCAGCTGGCACCATTAAAGATCATCACAGAAAAGCTGTTACTGCAGCTATCCTGGAAAACCAAGAAATTGCTCTTCGTGAGCAGTCACTCATGGAAACTCCAACTAACAACACATCAGTAGCACAGAACTGGGATCCAGTCCTGATCGCTCTCGTACGTCGTGCGATGCCAAACCTGATGGCCTATGACATCTGCGGCGTTCAGCCAATGTCTGGTCCAACTGGTCTCATCTTCGCGATGAAGTCACGCTATAAGACAACTAAAGCTGGTGTTGCTGACGGTGATGAAGCACTGTTCAACGAAGCAGCTGTTGGTTTCTCTGGCGATTCTGCTACTACAGCAAACGGTGCAGATCCATCAGGTCTTGCTGGCTTGACTGACACTAACACTGACTCAAGCATCGATAACGAGCGTACTGGTCCTTACTCAGGTGATCCATACACAACTCCAGAAGCTGAAGCTCTTGGTTCAGCCGCTGGTGAGGCATTCGCTGAGATGGGCTTTACCATCGACAAAGCAACTGTGACTGCCAAGTCACGTGCGCTGAAAGCTGAGTATAGCTTGGAATTGGCACAAGACTTGAAAGCAATTCATGGTCTTGACGCTGAGACTGAGTTGGCTAACATCCTCTCAACAGAGATCATGGCTGAAATCAACCGTGAAGTTATCCGCTCAATCAACGCACAAGCTAAGACTGGTGCATCAACAACCAACACAGCACTGAACGGTGTATTCGATCTGCAAACAGATGCAGATGGTCGTTGGTCAGTTGAGAAGTTCAAAGGTTTGATCGTGCAGATCGAGCGTGAAGCTAACCAAATCGCAAAAGACACACGTCGCGGTAAAGGTAACTTCATGATCTGTTCATCTGACGTTGCTTCTGCTCTTGCTGCTTCAGGTATGCTTGACTATGCTCCTGCAATGGCAACTAACCTGAACGTTGACGATACTGGCAACACTTTTGCTGGTGTACTGAATGGCCGCATGCGTGTCTACATTGACCCATACGCATCAGGCGATTACATCAACGTCGGTTATAAGGGTACTAACCCATATGACGCAGGTCTCTTCTATTGCCCATACGTTCCACTCACAATGGTACGTGCGGTTGGTGAGGACACCTTCCAGCCAAAGATTGGCTTCAAGACACGTTACGGCATGGTTCCAAATCCATTCGTAACTGGTTCACCACAGAACGACTTGGCATCAACAGTCAAGCAGAACCAGTACTATCGTATCTTCCGTGTCGACAATATCCTCGGTGCATAATCGATAATACAAATAATATAACTAAGGGCGGCTTCGGTCGCCCTTTTTTTAGGTTTCATTTTGTATAAATAGAACCATGGCAAGCTTAACAGACAACTTTAACTATCTACAACCTACTAGTTTTAAACTAGTTATTGATAGACGTAACTATCCTAACCTTGAGTTCTTCTGTCAGAACGTAACTCATCCAGGAATGCTCATGTCTTCGGTAGAAATACCATACCAAAAAGTTGCTGGCGTCCCATTTCCAGGAGACAAGCTTACATTTAACGAGCTATCTTGTAATATTATACTCGATGAGAATTTACTAGGATATCAAGAGATGTTTTCTTGGATTCGCAGGTTGCTTGATACAGATATGGATACGAATGTGCCTACACGAGCTCAGCGCCGCGGCAATGCACTTCAGAACCCACCTACATATGCAGATATTAGTCTTTCTATATTATCAAGTCATAATAATCAAACGAAGAGAATACGATATATAGATTGTGTTCCTACTTCTCTTGGTGATATCGTATTTGAATCTACAAATGATGGATCTACCTTTATCACATATAATGCAACATTTCGTTTTAACTATTTCGAGTTGGTATAATGGCATCAAAAAATAGATTACTAGGAGCTCTCATAACCGATGATGGTGATATCAAGTCAGCAAAGCTAGATACTGGACTTAATGCCCTCGCTGGTTATGATAATAAAACATATTCATATTCTGGTGACTTAGCCATAAATACTGGTAGTAAAAGATTATATATGTCAACAGGATTAACACTTGATGCTGTAGATGCATACTTAGAAACAGCACCTACTGGTGCAGCTGCAATATTTACATTAAAGAAGAATGGTTCATCAATTGGCACAGTGACTATCGCTGACGGAACAACTACAGTGACAGATACAAGTTTTAGCGAAGCTCTTGTAAGAGGAGATTACCTCACTGTCGATATTACACAAATTGGATCAAGCACCGTTGGTGCAGACCTCTATATCAACTTTAGGTTCATAGGATAAAAAATGATTATCACAGATAAAATGATTAGAGAGAGCAATGGCTCCGAAATCACGGTAACATCTTTAACTCGAGTAGTTTTTGAAGGTACGGTGCTGAATGTTTATAATAATCTTGCAGATAGCAATGATACAGGAAATTTATGGGTTACAC